GCTACTACCACATCATACTCACCTAATGTTAAATCATTAATTATCTGTCCCTCTGGAGTTGGTCTGTTAACTACCATAGGCTGACTTTGTTTGAAGGGGTCTGACTCATCGGTAATCTGCACAACTCTTTCTTCAGTGTAGTATTGTTGTACTAAACGTAAGACGTGTTCTGCTAAGTATTGTCTGGTTTTTTGTAAGTTATCTAATGGTACTTGTATCATCAAGACACCACGGTTTTGTTTTGCTTGTATAGCAATACCTGATACCTCTGGTGAATCTGTACCTAACATAGCGTCACTGATACCACTAATCTGTTTAATGTTAGCAGCAGCTTTTTGACTGATTCTATCTAAGCCGGTGGGAATCTGATTCGGTGGTATCTTCGCAGGAGGGGAGGACCCACGATTATATTCTAGTACCAAACCAGTTTCCGCACCGTGTTCTTCTAAATCGTCAGCAGTCATACCATTTAATGACCCTGTTTCTACAATCCAACCACTGTTAGCTGTAGTGTTTACGATATGTAATTCTTGTGAGCTAATTTTATTTAATTGTTCTTGAGGTGAGATTAAATTTCTAACCATTCCAAAAGGTCTACCTCTTCGCCAATATGGAAAGTAAGGAACTATAGTGAAACAATCATATGGGGACCAATCGTCATGTAAGACAACTGAGTCTGCAGTTACCGTCCAACGAACTTTACGTACAGCTTTTTCTAAAATATCTAAGCCATAATCATCAGCAAACTTTTCTCTTTTGCGTTTGCCCCAAGTAGTAGGCACAGTTCGCATATCGCCTGTTACTCTATCTACGTAAAACATACAATCTTTGAGTTGGTAATATTGTCTTTCAATAACTCTAACTGATCTTAGTGTTCTGTTTTCTTCTGGGTTAGTTGTAGCAGATTGGTTGTACTCTATCCCGGTATAGGTATCCCCATATCTTGTTTCTTCATACTCAACCGAATCTTGTCCCATACTAGCGCCGTATTCTGCAGAAGTTCTAAGTTGATCTGCTTTTTCTATACCGTACTGCTCTTCTATTTGATCTATGCTCATCCATTTGGTTTCGAATATCTCGTTCCAAGTTTTCGGATCGTATTCTTTTGCATCAGGGTCGATGAGGATATCTAGTGGGTCCTTTGTAGTTATCCTCACCTCGCCTTGAATATGATCATCAAAATCGATACGGACATCAAAGTACCCTCTATCTTGAATGAGACCATCTGCGAAAACTTGTGATTCGAGCCAATGTACTTTGTTATTATCAGATATCTGTAAGTACAATTTAGTAAGCACATCAGCAATTTGTTGGTTACCGTTACCTCTAGGTTTGAAACTTATGTCGGCTCTTCTAGTGCTTTGTTCACCAAGTACGGTGTTAACGGTGGGGAGTATAGTATTGATGGTTAACGCAGGACGACCTTCGTCATCGAGAACTGCAACATCAGATGGATCCCATTGATTACCTCTATAGAAAGCATCGCATTTTTTAGCGGTGTCGATGTATTCTGTATGTCCGTTGTCACGGGCACGTTCATAACGTTCGAACTGATTCTGAGCTATTAGATGCTCTTCCTCTTTTGATAATTTCTTTTTCTTTTTATGATACATTAAGAACTCATAGCACTTTTATGTTTGTCTCCTTTGACTAGATATTTTAATTTATCTCGCCACGAAGGTACATGCTCAATTTTCTCTACATAAGTAGCAAACTCTGTCATCATCAACCCGATCCATGCTAACGCATCTACTTGGTCATCGTGAGCTCCGTTCGGAAAACGCAAAAGTTCTGCAATCAGAGGTCCGACCCAAACTGGATCTTTCGGAAAGTATACCATGCCTTGTTGCATCCGTCCTTGTATCGCACGAGCTCTCGCTTCTTTATCCCTTCGACCCACTTTTAAATCTTTGAAGTAAGCTTCATTGAGTCCACGTTCGCGTACACGCTTTTGGAGGAACGGACCGAGCGCCATTTCTATGTGACCTTTCTCTATTCCGACCACATGGGGTTGCCACTCTTGGTACAAATCTAATATTCTTTCCACCAATTCAAAACCATCATACTTGCCTCGGACACAATCAACAACAAATAAATTTTCATACTCATCAACACCGACTACGATACCGACCGAATAGTCATTACGTTCGCGCTGCCCAATCGCCAGATCCCAGGCACAGTAATAACGTAACCGATCAAAATCAATGTCCATATCATCGTAGTAACGCACCATTTCTCGATTAAAATATTCACCTTCATCTGATACAGGGTTCTGTTGGTACAGAGCCGACCAGTCTCTCGGCCCCACTGCTTTTTGAATCTGGGTTAACGCTTCTTGACTATACCTCTCTGGGTGAAGCGCTTCGCCTTTGTCTCGAAAAGTCTCATCTTGTTCAGCGAGCGCTGGATATTTAACGACTTCCCACTGATCCGCACCGCCTGCTGCCGCTTGTAGTAATCTACCTGCTAAATCGTCATCGTGCCATCGCGTTAAAATTACGAGTACACCGCCCCCTGGGGCCAGCCTTGTGTAAGCAGTTGATGTGTACCAATCCCAGACGGCATCCCGATTGTACTCTGACTCTGCATCTTCTCTGTTCTTAACAGGGTCATCGATGACGAGCACGTGCGCACCTTTACCGGTAATACCACCACCAACACCCGCGGCTACATAACCACCGCCTTTGGTTGTGTTCCATGATTCTACGGACTGCGAACTAGGGTCAAGCGATACACCCGAGAAAACATTTTTAAAATTAGGTTCTCTTAACTGATGACGAACCTTACGACTAAAGTTCATGGCCAACGATCCGGAGTACGAACAACTAATAAACTCATGTTCGGGGTTTCTGCCCATATGCCAAGCCGGAAACGCAACCGATGCTAAAGTAGATTTACCGTGTCGTGGCGGCATAAACAACATAAGTCTAGGTGACTTTCTATTTTCAACATCTTCACTAAACTTTTCTAACCGTAAACAAATATCTTTGTGTACCCAACCTGCCATGTAGTCTGGGTTGAAACGTTCTACGAACGGTAACAAGTGTTTACGGGCCAGGGCTCGTAACGCAAGTTCGCGCTGCGCTTTTTCTTGTTCAGTTTCTTCGGGTGTTTGTTCTTCCTCAACTTCTATTTGAGGCTCTTCGATTCGCTCAGCTTCCTCCGCTTTGCAGTACACACAGATACCGTCATCGCTTGGGTACAACGTATCTGGATGTAACGCTTTACACGTTAGACATTCAATCTTTTTTATTTCCATCGCGTTTTGGTAATAAGTATTGATTGTCCGTACCCGCTATCTTGAGTAACTCCGCGTCTGGTAGTTTTTCAAGTTGTTCTACAGTACGGTCCAGATTGATGTTGATCTGGGTTGCATGCTCCGGGGCAAATAGACCGTGGAGCTTACATAAAGAATCAGTGATATTTTTCTCTTCAGTTGCGGTCACCGACTTACGGTGCGCTTCCAGGTACATGCTTGTAGCCGCCTGTTTATCGAACTTTATCTCTTCTCTGAATTCCCTACGTAGATGGGCCAGGGCCTTTTGTATAGCAGGTTTTTTAAATATCTTATAAACATGCTCAGTGTTCTGGTAACCGGCGGCCCTTCCCGCAGCAGCTTTGGACATACCGCGTAGATGAAACAACAATAACCTTTCTTCTTGAGTGCTTAGCTCGTTCAAAGGTATATCAAGATATGGGTAGTGTGACTGTAGCTCGGCCCTTTCTTGTTCGAAATTTTCTTTTTTATCAGTCATTCTCTTTGAATTCTACTATATTTTTAGCCCACCAATACAATAAGTCCTCAGATAAATTATGTTTCAATACATTTACTCTACTGCAAACTAGTTGAATATTGCTAGGTATGTACCAAATTTCTGGATCTATTCTATCGATAGAGGCATTCAAATCTTTTTTACCATTACCGTCTTTGTGGTATGTCATGAACAAACCTGTCAGTGCGCACCTGCCGTTTTGTGCTTCCCATATTGATAACAAATCCTCAACCTCTATCTCCCAAACTAGATCTTCGGTACCAGCATGACGAGAGTGTTTTAGGTGACTATATAGATGACGTAGGTAGGCTTCTGGAGATTTACTTTTGTTTTTATTTCTTTGGCTCTGTAAACAATTTTTACAAAGTTTTCTAGAGAATTTACCACTGGCATTTGTCCCTTCAAAATCACTTTTTGGGAAAGTCTTTTTGCAACCCACACACTTCTTGGTGCTCATGCCATGGTACTTTATCTTATAAATTTTTTTTGTGAAAATTTTTTTGTGAAAATTTTTTGCTAAATCGCTCACGCAGTGGCCTTACTATCACTATTCGCTACCCCCTCTCCCCGATTTTACATTTGGAACCTTGTTTCTAATTTTCGACCTTTGGAACCTTGTCCAGTTTTACCTAGGCATCGACCTATGTACTAGATCCATGAGCCAACAAGTTGTCTCATAAGACATAACAATTATAGATAGAGAGATTGGCTTTCTATCATTAACTCTAATATGGAGAAACATTATGTTTAAACTAAACATACTAGCGAAAGCTATGAAGTCATTAAGCTTCACACCAACCGGGCACCTTAGAATGTCCTGCACTAGAATCAACCCTCGCCACGATGCGAACGATCCTAGATCAAAGGTAACTCTACCAATGAACCAACTCACAGAATATGCCTATCTTAAAACGAATGGCGCGTTCGTAGTTAAGTTCTTCGATAAACCAGAGCTTACTTTCTATCCTTCTGAAATTGCTACTACGCCTGAAGTAGTACCTTCTAACCCCCCACAGCCTCAGGCACCTGTGGAAACACCTGCGGAGACAGCATGAATATTTATGCAATCCTAAAGGGAGTCGGCAACGGCTCTCTTTCCGTAGCTACCGATGGAGCAAAAGCTATCGGCAAGCTCGCGTCTGTTGTAAGCCAATCTTATAAGAAAGGCTATGAAGAAGCACAAGCTGCGGCACCTATCCAAGATCTCGATAGGGCTAAAGAAAATCTCAGGCAATCTAACACCGAACTATCGGATGAAGAGTTTGAGAAAACTTGGGCAGAATTCGTACAGCGATACGATTCGATTACGGAGTTTGTAAAGAAACAGACACTGTAATCTACCGGCTAGGGGGGCTTCGGCTCCCTTAGTCTAATTAACTACTATCATAGGGTGCTCTGACTACTATCATCGTGTGCAACACGGAACGCCTAAGGATCGCGGTTAGTTATAGCTAGTGCAAGAGCTCGTGCTCGGGGTGTACCGGGTGTACCACCTGTGTACCACCTAAAATCAGCGCGTGCGGTACACTTGAAAGGCCGCATGCTATTGGGCTGGCGAGCTTTTGCCTAGCTATGTACCAGATGTACCACGAGTTTAGCGTTAGCTTTTAGAGATAGACCGTAGACCGTAGTTAAAAAACCATGTTTGTTTTGTACTTTTACCGGTACAAATGGTACACCGTCAAAGAATCCTAGCTATCGCAAGGGTTTCCGGTGTACCAGCTAAATTTTAGTCGTGGTACACCTTTTTCACTATTTGTAAGCAAATCAGTAACTTAGGGTGTACCACGGTGTACCAGCATCTCTCAAGCAAGTTGAGAGATAATGGATAACTATTATGTATTAATTAACTTATGGAGGTAATTATGATTAATATAAATCTTGTAAATCAAATCTATTCAGTAGATTTGGAAATAAATTGCTATGGTGATGAGCATGCTCGTCCTGCCATTAGCTTAAAGGGTGCAGAGGGTTCGTTATATGAATACGAACCAATTGCTAGGGCTACGGTTAATATACCGGAGTTTAATGAAGAAATGCGTAGATCTGGCGCTTTTTCTAACTTGGATGAATGGGATGATCGAACTTTCAATAATGAAAGAATCATAACTGAAGATCATCCTTGGACTTTCATCAAAGATTATTCTGAGAATCAGGGTATGTTACAACAGCTTGTTGATAACGGTATTGTTGAGGATTTATATACTAAAGTGGCGTGTGGTTTTAGTTACGCTGATTTGGTATTGATCCAAGACAAAGATCTTGTGGCTCAGTGGGAAGAACAAAAAGCGGCAGTTGATAAGAAACGCGCTATGGAAACATACAGGTCAATTGTAACTAGTATTAACGAATCTCATAAATAAGGAGGTAATTATGAATATTTGGTATGCAGATAATGAGAATGCTTGGTTAAGTAACCTTGCTTACAGACCTTTCTTTTACGGTCGTCAGTATTACACGACCGTGGAGCAAGCTTATCAGTCTTGGAAGAGTGGTAAGTTTGACAGCTTTACTTATAGCAGAAATTGGTCTGCTGGTAGAAAGATACAGGGTAACAAAGGTACCAAGACTGATAACAATTGGAACATCGAGTTGATGAGTAATTTGATGTACATGAGTTTTCAAGCTAACCCTGATAAAGCTCTCAAGCTTATACAACTTGTTGAATCAGGTGTTACTTTTACTCATGTACAAGACAAGGGTATCTGGAGAGAGATGTTTCCTATGCTCTTAACTTATACAGCTGAGAGATTATTGGAAGATAAACTTGCCAACAAGTTGTCAAGTAATGGATAACTTTTTTAAATTAACTTATGGAGAAAAACTATGTTTAAAGTAATAGTAGCAGGCAGTAGAACTTTTGATGACTTCGTATTGATGCGTCAAAAGTTAGACTCAATATTGAGTCGTAAGGGCGATCAAGTAGAAATCGTATCTGGTGGTGCTAGAGGTGCGGACGCATTAGGTTATGAATATGCCCACTTTCGTCAATATCCGGTCACGGTTATGAAGGCTAAGTGGGATGTTCATGGTAAGAAAGCTGGGTATCTACGCAATGTAGATATGGCTAAGTATGCAGATGCCTTAGTTGCCTTTTGGGATGGTAAATCAAAAGGCACTGGTCATATGATCGATATTGCTAAAAAGAAGGGCATGCCCATTCGAGTAATTAATTACACAACGGAGGTTCAATCATGATTCCACAGAACACAATCCTCTATAAAGAGGGAGAGGCGGCTCTTTACAAGCTGAATAGACAGCTAAGAGAGCCTTTCAAAATCGCTTTGCTCAAGGAGCTACAGGCTCTGACTTATTTCAAAGAGTTTGGCAGAAATACTTCTTGGCTCGGAGAGCCAGGCTTGAATTATATCTATGCCAATAGAAACCATGTAGCTACTGGCTGGACCAAGCGCACTAAGATATTAACCGATTATCTAATCGATAATATCTATCTAGAGTGGCAACCTGCTCTTAATCATCTCTTGGTCAATCAGTATCTAGCAGGTCAATCTCTAGCTCCGCATAGGGATGACGAGCCTGATCTAGTGGGCCCAATAGTTTCACTATCGCTTGGCGATACTGCTACCTTCGATTACACCGAAGGCAAGATAGACCTCGAGGATGGCGACATCCTCGTGGGTAGCAGAAAATTCTTTGATACTGTTACCCACTCGGTTTCTCAACCACACAACAACCAAGTTAGATATAACCTAACTTGGCGAACAGTGCTGGCTCCCTAACTCCAATAATCGTTGCTGCTGACAACGATTATTCATCGACCGTGGACTGTGTGCCATTGATCTTTAACACTTGCCAACAAGTTGGCAAGTAATACATAACTTTTTTAAATTAACTTATGGAGAAAATCTATGAAAAATCATTTACCACGCGCATTTAACAAAGGCGCAAAAGCAGGCGATCGTAAGGTCATTTCATCAACTCAAGTAAATGGAAAAACTGTGCATCAACAAGTTGTTTATGTTAGCAACGGTGTTTCCTTTACCAGACATGAGAGGGTGTAATGGATTATAAATTAATATTAGAGCTTGAACGCAGGCTCGATCATAAGAAGTTTACAGAATGTGAGCGTTCTCTGGATAAGATTCTTCATGAAGAGTCTAAACATTTTGCAAGCAAAAGAACTCGAAGTGGGTCAAATACCTGATCCACTTCAAGAGGTGCACTCTATTAGTTAGAGTGTGTATTTTTAACTTTACTTACTATAGGAGTAATTATGGCTGATCATTTCGATCCAAGTGAGCAAGAGACTCAGGAACTCTTGCCTAAAACAAAATCTGACATGAGTGACTACACTGAAGACACCATGGCAGATCCTGAAGGTGTAGAAAAAAGAATCACAAAGGCTGATGTCGATGTGCCTGACTTTTTCTTCAAAAGTTATGACCTAGATGACTTTGGTCAACCGACATTCAAGAGGTCTCGTGTCAACGAGATTATGAAAGTCTTTGATGCCAAAGTTGGTACGCCAATGACTTTCAGAACCGATATCTCTCTCGAATCAGAGCAAGAGTATTTCGATCAACAGTGCAATGATATTGTTAACGGCACATTGCCTCTGCTAGAGGTTGATGCGCCAGCAACTGGTATCTCTCTTTTGCAACTATGCACTAGAACATGGGCTGAGTTTGTAAGCGTTGTTTACGAATACACAGATGCTATGGCTGGTGTATCGGAGATACCAGATTGGTTAATCGAGAGAGAAGAGAAGATGGCTCAGCTTGGTAGAAAAGCTAGGCTGTTATCTCAAGCTATCTCATCTATGGACGACAAGTTTGGCTTGTCTAGCACTTCACTAAATCGTGATCGTGTACAAGCCGAAGTCGAGCGTAGACTTCAGAGATTGGCTGAGTGGAACTTCAACAAGTATGCAAACTCATCTGGCAAAGTGGCTAGAGAGTTGAATACACAAACGGTTGAACACATGAACACTATTGCAGATAGCGTTTAACTCAACTCCATAAGGGTGTAAGTCCTACCGTAGTAGCAGCGCATAGCCTGCGGTAGGCATTCTTACTTAATAAAAAGGAGCGTGTGCCTATGACAACAGAAAAATTATTTAGAGCTACCATTGCAGATGCTGCTAGTGGTAGTAATTTTGTAATTGAATTTTTAGCACCTTACCCT